GAACAACGTAGGTTATGGGTAGTATCTAAAGCTAACCAGTACAAATTACAGGGAGATGGATCTAAACTAAAACAAATGTCTGTCTTTCAACTACGCGACTGTTTAAAGGAGTTAGAAAATGAAAGGTTCTAAAGTTCGTTTAAATGCACTTATAGATTTTAAAACTTCTATGGAAATGCAAAAAGAAGTGCAGCAACGCTACATAACTGACGATAAAGTCACTATGTCATCTCTTGCAAATGAGATACTTACAAATCACTACAAAAAGGATTAATTATGGCTTACGAAAATTTGTTTTCTGGAAGATTAGTATTATTTAACAATGCTGAAAAAAAATCAGATAAATCTCCTGATATGGGTGGCACTGTAGAATTTAGTTTGTCAGATGCTATGGCTTTTGCAGAATGGATTACAGGACAACCAGGTGAGGAAAATTATGCTGGTGATAAAGTTATCAAAGTTCCTGTAAGTGCATGGAATCGTGAATCTAAAAAAGGAACAGATTTCATCTCAGGTCAAATGTCAGTATCAAAACTTATACAAGAGGAACAAAATGATCTTCCGTTTTGATTTTAAGAATAAAATATATAAATTACTGACAACAAAACAACAGCAAGCTGTAAAAAGACTTCAGACAAGACGGTTAGATCCTAGTTAACTTTTTAATCTGGCTATTTCTGCTCTTAGTCTTTCATTGTCTAAGGCTAATATAGCGGAAAGTTGAAATGGATCAGAACAAGTACGAACTTCTTGTCGTAACTCTTGCAAACGAGTTTTTTCGGACTGCTTCATAGCATCCTTTAATAACTTTTGCACCCCTATATTAACAAAATATAACACATTTTTGTGATGTATTGTCCTAAATGCAATGACCTGTCAAATATCGTTAGTGGTACAAGGCATGTTACAAAAAATATTATTGTACAAAAAAATCATATCTTAAATATAAATGCAATACGTAGGATTAGAACATGTAAATGTGGTTTTAAATGGATTACATATGAAGCGATATCTGATGAACCTATAGGATCATTTAACGGTTTTATTCCTAATATAAACTAAAAATTTATTTACAGGAATAATAAAAAATAAAGCTATTGTAATCATTGTGTCTTTAAAAATTCTTTTCAAAACCCACCAATGAAATAATTGCTCTTGTTCCTGTTTAGCAATAGTAACATGTGCTTCTGCTAATTCACCTAAAGTAGTTGCAAGTACAGCATCACGTTTTGCATTATTTTTAATAAGACTTATACAATAATTTTTTAAATAATTTACATCATTACATTTTATAATTTCTCTACATCTCATTTCTGTAGAAAGTTGTAATTCTATGGGTGGTTCTTCTTCAAAAATAATAAATTTATTTTCCATGTTTAAATGTGTTACTTTTCAAACATATCAGAATTTGCTAGATTTGCCATAACTACCCTGTAGCCTTATAACGCTACCTCCTCACACATTGGGTAGTTACTCACTATGGAAGATCAAGAAGAGAAGGACAGTAATCGTGTTGAAACGATTGTTAAAATTGCAGTCTTAGTATGGTCAGCCACCATGCTCAGTCTAAGCTACTATGAACCTCCGAACGGACAGAAGATAGTGGACTTCGATCCAACCTTTATAGCCTCGATCTTTAGTGGATCGCTTGCCTCTTTTGGTTTGCAGGTTGGTAAAAAGAAAAACAATAACGCTACAAAAATAGTAGATAATAAAGACAATAAAGTAGGTATCAGTAACACATGATTAAAAAACTAATTCCATTTTTATTTATCGTAAGTAGTCCCACCGCAGTACTGGCTGATATCTCTCACTCAATCCAGAATATAGTCTCTGTAAGTACTTTAGGTGCTTCATCTACTGCTAATCGTGTAGGTACTACATTTTCTGCATCAGGTACTAATGTAACACCAACTGCCAGTGAAACTGCTAATGCTATTGGTACGTTAGACCTAACAGATGCACAAATAACAAATGGAGTTCCAACTATAGATTCAACAACCACTTACGCAGTCACTACAGCAGGTGATGCATGGTCTGTTTCTGAAAGTTATATACAGGGTGATGCTATTCCTACTGCTGGTACTACCGTTACAAACGGTGTTACTCCTACTCTACCCATTTTTGGAGAGACAACAACAGTAAGTGGAGGAGATATAGGTACTACCGCTATGACAATGGATTCTGGAGGTGCGATGACAGTTAACTTAAGTGCTACAGGGGCAGGAGTTACCGCACAGATGTCCAATACAATAAAACTAGAAATTGATTAATGAGGTGGCTTGTACTTTTATTTCTTGCAATACCTAATGCAAAAGCTGGAAGTATTACTCCAGCGTTCACAACAGGTCAAATTGAATCTACCAGTACAAGTAAAACGGTTATTGTTGAGACTATTGTTACAGAAAACTACAGGACAGGGTATTCATATTCAATGCAGGGAACTAATGTTAAACCATCACAAGGTACAGTTATTTCACCTAACGCAACCTATACAAACACGCAGACTGTTAATGGAGTGTCCTTTAAATGGGTAACTCCAGAATTAACGACAAAACCACAATGGGAGGTATTAGATCCAACAAAAGCATTTTCAATTACAGAGAATTTTTTAGCTCCTGGGTTGGATGCAACCAGCACCGTCCAAAGAACAATAAATACAGAAAGTCAGACTACAAGCTTAAGTATCTTCTCGCAGTAATACTATTTAGTTTTTGCCCAAAAACTAGTGGTAATACGGTTTCTTCACCCTCTGCGAGTAGTTCGGGTACAGTGATAAATAATGGGTATCAATCTATATCGGGAGGTTTCCCAACTCACAGGTTTTCAAATGGAATACAATGTCAGCTACCCACTCTTGGAATTAACCCCTTTATTACTAAAGGAGAAAATTTTAGCCTACCAAGATCTACAACCACTAGAACAAACATATATGATCTTTCAGAAGATAATAATGGTAATCTTATTAATCCTGGTCGTATCCTTTACACTTCAGAACAGCCAAGATTAGATCAGACAACATTTAACCTAAATTATGGAGTAACAGTAAGCTTGCAGATACCTTTAGGTAAAAGGTTTAATGATATGTGCTTGAGAGCAGCAGAAGCTAATGTAAAAGGACAGGAATTTGCATTAACAAAGGCTAAATTAGAAGCTAATCTGACAAGACTTAAGGTATGTGCAGAGCAGTTGAAGCTTGGTGTTAAATATGTAGGAGAGGATGCAGTTAGCTGTAAAAATGTCGTTTTAACAACGATTCCAAATCAAGTATTACCACACACGCACGAAATCAAGACAAAAAAATAAGTACTGGCTCTTTCTAACTAGGGAGTGTTAGCTGTGGTTAGAACTTCCAATACTTATAAAACAAAGGCTCGCCCTTAACTAGGGAGTGTTAGCTTTGGTTAAGAGTTCCTTTGTATTAACTATTATACCTTATCTTTTTTCTTTGTCAGTTTTTTTACAATTTGCTTTACAAGTGGTTTGACCGCATTAAGTAATAGTGGAGTACTGGCAGCAACCAAGCCAATAACAGCAGTAGATACAATAGTAGAAACTTCTGGAATGTACTGATCTTTGAAGGAAACGTCTTCATAAATCGTGGTGCATATAGTTCCATCTTCGCTTCTTTCATGCCCTACGACACGTTCCAAACGCTTTTCGTTACGAAAGTCACCTATTCTCTGATCTTTAGGACTAGGACATTCTATTTCTTCAATATCTTTTTTTTTCCCGACAGGTGGTGGTATTGATATTCTCTGTTGTGGTTTGGTTTCATTTTGAATAGAATTACTTTCTGTATATATCAACTCATTCATATCAAATCTTATTGGATCAAATGATGGAATCTGACCTTCAGGACAGGTGGTAAACGTACCATTAGGATCTGCTATTAACAAAGAAGGATTACGTGTCGTCACTAGATCTCTATGAAATAAGTTACAGCCTGGTATCTTACCTTCTAATTTATACTTTGTAAAATATGGTGTCTCAGGTATCTCAATACTCGGTAATTCTATTTTTGGTACTTTAATCGTAGGCACTTATCACTTGTTAAAAGGTATTGAAACACCTGTTGTACTAGGTAACGCATTATCTAATGCTTTTGGCATCATTCCTGATACCTTTTCCATAACCTTATCCATCATCATCTTTTCAAACTGTGGACTCGTTACCCAGTTATACATTGCGTAGCCAGCC